GGATAAGGAGGTTCCTCTCCCGGAGGGTAAACTCCGGGGCCTAAGCCGTAATTATCAGCAGAAGCAAGGGTATCACAGATATCCTCTATGGGATGGCTTTTGCTAAGAACCCACTTTATCCCCTTATAACTTGGGCTAACTCTTCCCCCAGCTATGGTACCTTCCCCAAATGCCGCTGTCATTTCAGTCCGCGCCAGGCGAAGTGCTTCATAGGAAAGATTACCCGGTATCCTACCAGCCATGCGTTCCATCATATTTGGGTATTCTTTAGCAACTGTTTTGGCGTTAGTTCTAACGTACCTTTCCAACATCCGAGCGGTTTTTACTGCATCCTGTCCGGTGGCCACCGCCTCCTGAATTATATCGCGCATGATTGTTTGAATTCTTTCACCCTGCTGCCAGATACGGTCAGAAATGTAAAGCCCTTTTGTTGTACGGGCCCAGCAGGCCTCTATTGCTTTATTATTTACACCGGCATACAGCTGGCGCACTGTATTTTTCTCAATAACTGTAGCACCTGCGGTTTCAATTACGGTGATTAAAATGTTTTGACTATATGCCGATCCTGACTCAACGGCATCAGTTATGATCTTTTCCAAAATCCCTTTTAGATCTTTAACAAACCTATCCGCCTCTTCCCTCAGTAGCCATTCTAATTGTTCCAGGTGTCTTTTCTGAATATATGACGACGGGGTCTTAAGGACCAACTGCCTAATCTCTTTAGCCACTCTATCGGCAGCTTTAATGTAAAGATTACGTATTTCAGGATCCTGGCGGAGACGTAATTCAATATAAGCTTTCCTTGCTTGCAGGGCCCAGCGGTAATAATCACCAGAGTACTTTTTTATTTCACCAAGTTCACGGCTCAATTAGGACACCTGCCCTAATTCCTTATCAATAGCAGCTTTCTGTGATTCTAGAAACTGACTATCCTCCATCCGCATTTGCAGTAACCTTGTTTTCATGATTCTTTCCCGTTCGCCTGGCAATTCCGAATCATCGGTAATATAATCGTACATAGTATCCACGTACTGCTTAAGCAGGTCAACTGCTGCATCCTGGCTAATAAAACCTCCTTGCAATGCAGTATCTAGTGCATCAACCACATACTTCAGTGTCTCGGCATAATCCTTTTCATCCCTCTCCACTACGGCATCCCATGTAACAGTGGTTTCGTGAGTTAAAAACCTTTTCCCGCTTGCCTTGGAATACATGGCTAATAGCATTCGTGCCAGTAACTGCCAATTCTCGGTTACTTGTTCACGTTTTCTTGCCACCCGACGGATTAAAAGCGGCATCTGTTCTTTTACACTTGCATGACTGCTTGGAGTATGGACACCAAAAGCAAACTCCGGAACCTCAGAGACATCAACTATGCAGTAAAATATCAGCTGTAATAAAGCCTGAGAATCGCCAATAGATGAGCGGGCTTCTATGAATTCAGCATCCTCATCGTCCTGAAAAATAAGGAGTTCCTTGCCTTTGAGTTCTATTGATGCAGGCTGTCCTTTTTGGACAGCCTGATAGGCCTCGGGAAAGTTATTTTGCAGAAACCTTCCCACGTCTTTTAACTTGATCTTTAACCTTGGAGTTGAATGCATCTTACTGCCCTGGATAGCTGAAAGCATTACATCATGGTAAGCTTTGAGGTATGGCTCAATTGGTTCCAGTTCGCTAGAACCATATTTCTCCGTTTCTTCCGGCTCGTTTTTGAAGTGAATAATAGGAATAAAGCCCCACTTGTTGACTGCTGTTTCGGTTACAACACCTTCTGGAGCATCCCCTTCAACGGTTATCTCAATAATATCTTTGGTAATGCGTTGGATATAGGTATATTCCTTATTTTCACCCCATCGATGTTTGCTTTTGAGGATATAAGTAACCGGCTTATGTGTAGCTGGGTCAAGTTCAATGTCATATACCTGCTCCGGTGGAATGATAATGTATTCAATCCTGGTAGCAGCTTCTGGGTATAGAATGTCGTCAGTTTCCAAATTGGCAAGCATCACATAACAATCACCATCGCGCAAGTCCAGCTGATGAGTGCGCTGCATGCGGCTCACCCAGCGATTAACATGATCGTTTATAACTTCCTGGGCATCTTCATCCATAATGGTAAACGTGGGAACGCCCATAAATCCCGCGAGAGTGTTTATGATTGGTTTGGCAAATCCAGCCCCCAGTTTATAACTATCGTTGGTGTTATGATAAAGCTGGCGAGTAAGTTTATAGTCTACCTTACTACTGTTTAAAACGTAGGGAATGCTGGCTCTTCCCCATAAAAGCTGGCCAAAAAGCCCAACAGTAGACTGTCTCAATTTGGAAATCTCACCTATTGCTTTGTACAGCCACCTGGATTTAAGCATAAACTGTTGCACCTCTCAATATTGCTACTGACGCCGGATCAAACTTGCGTGGATCATGCTGTTTAGCTTCCGCTACTGCCATTTCTAAAGCATCTGGTCCATCGTCCTTTTTTGCTTTTGGGAAATTCTCAAGTTGCTCCCTGTAAACTTTCGGCAGGGTCTTAGCAAAGCGCAGATATCTATTCTTCACGTCTGGCTGCAATCTGGTAATCCTGAGTCCTTTATCAGAGCTCTGTTTGATTTCCTTGATGGGTAAGAAGATATCCTGCTTCATAGACCGCTCACCCAACACATGGGCAAAGAATTCCTGGAACTGTTGAGCCTCAACTACAAATGACTCGTATTGAATACCGTGTTCCTTATAAAACCTTGCCCTTGCAAATATATCCTCTATAATTTTGTCAGGGTGGCGAACCTCAAGATCAGCAAAAATATTCCACAGCTGTCCTGTTCTTTTATGTTTAGCCACATCAACAATGGCCGAATAGTCACCTTTCTTTGCTTTCTTGCCCAACGACGGATCACAAGCTCCGTAGATATAATAATCATTTTTCAGTTCTTCAATATCAGGCCCGTTTTCATATTCAATTAAGCCGTTAAATAAGCACTGTAACTTGTCCACAGGCTCGTTCTGCAGCTCAGAATAAAATGCCGTCTCTGAAGTAATAAAGGCCAGCATCAAAGAATAATAAGTATGCTTCTCTGGCCACAGTACCCGGGTACCGCGAAGCATTTCTTCCTCGTTGGCCTTATAGAAAGCTTCGGCATCCTCCAGCCGATTATGGTTCTCCAGGTCAATTGCAATCTGTCTCCACTTCTCCCAGAGGTCCTCCCGCTCGGCAAAAGAAATGACACCCTTATAGATCCTGGAATCAAAAAGGGGATTATCCAGGATCCGTTTTAATACTGAATCGGATTCCAGGATAGTCCCCATAACTACGATATCGGTATAACTTTTACCGCCGGTACCGGTACCACCAGCACGTAGAACGGCTTTGAGAAACCACTCTTCGTAAGTCCAACGCTTTTGTTCGTCTGACTTGACGTTCTTATCGTTTTCGATGTCATCCAAGATGATTAGATCAGGACGCCAGTTCTTATGCTTAATTCCACGGATTTTTCCACCAATGCCTTTAGCCACAAGACAGACATCATTAGCTGTAACCATTTCGGTTATGTTCCAGGTGTTACCTATTAGGCTGCCAAAATCATCGATGATGCGCTCATTCTCTTCTAACTCGTATTGAATTGCCTCCAGGTAATTTGATGCTTGCCCTTCGGTATCGGATACCACAGGAATAAAGTGCTTGAATCCGTAGACCGTACACCACAAAGGAAGGCCAAAAGTGAGTAATGTTGACTTAGCATGTTCCCGGGGGGCCGCCCGGGCTAATTTGGTGCCGCCACCGGTATCGATCATGCGGTGAAGGTCCTGAATTAGTTCCCGATGAAACCGTGAAAACGGGTCATAGAAGTAGTGCGGGAAGTAAGCCCGGCAGAAATACTCCATGTCCAGTTCTGCTAATTGACGGCGCAGGCCCTGGGGGCCGGTTAAGGGTTTATCTAGGAGTGTGTCTACTTCTTCCTGGGTGAAGTAGTGCTGTAAGTATTGATTTAATAGTTCTGCTTCTTGTGGTTGCATGGTAAATTGACACTCCTAGAATAAAAAGAGAAGAACTGAAAAGTCTTCTCTTTTTATTTCCCTAATTCTCTTTTCACCTTGTAATACTCATCATGTCTCTCGTTAAATACCTTTAACAGTTCAACCATTTTATCAACATCAAATGCCTGTCTTAGTTGATTTAAGTCATAGTCGAGTCTTTCACCAGAAAAAGTTTTACTCATTGAATAACTTAATGAACTATTGGAAAGAATTATGTTCTCCGGCTTTGTGTTTAGATCATGTAAAAACTTTGCCCCAAGTTTGTAAAACTGACCTAACTTCTCACGCAAAGATTTTAATTCTTCGGCCAGTTCTTCCTCCCGAATCAATAATTCTTTTCTTTGCTCTCTGTCCACAGATAAACACCTCCACAAAATATTTTTTATCATAAAATTCTACAATTGGAGGTGTTTTCCTCTGTTTTTGCAATATTTTACTCCCAATCCAGCTTACTTACAGCCTCCCGCAAATCTTCTTCCCCGGGCCTGGTATAGATAACAGTGGTACTCACGTTCGGCCTTCCGTTAGCTGTCATATGCCCAGCCAATACCGCAACCTGGTCCAGTGGTACCCCTACCCTGACCAGCTCATGACAGAAAGTATGCCGCAACTTGTGAGCTGTTAACCCAGGTACATCTTTAGCGTATTTAGCCATTAAATGCTGCACTGTCCTTGGTTGCATTTTATCAGCCTTTTGGCTGCCAAAGAACCAGGGACTATCAGGGTTACGAACATATCTGCCTCTGGTTTCCAGGTATTTGTTTAAGGCCTTACGGGTACCGTTGTTTATAGGAACTGTCCGCCATTTATCACCCTTACCGTAGGCAACCGTTACAGTCCCCTTTCTTTCGCTAATGCTGATATCGCTTACCCGCAGGTTACAAACTTCATCAACCCGGAGCCCGGCCTTCATCATCAACATTACAATGGCCAGATTCCGGGGACCGTCTTTCTCAGCTAAACGGATTACCTTGTGCTGCTCTTTACGGTCGAGCCACTTGGGCGCCTGGCGCTGGAGGTTGACTTGCTTAACTTCGGTGGCCGGGTTAACTTTCAGATACCCCTTAGTTACCGCCCAGTTGCACAGGGCCTTGATGGCCGATATATGTCTATTGACGGTAGCCGGTTTTGACTTTTCCATTAGGTACCTTTTATAAGCTGCAATGTCGGCCGGCGTAATTTCGTCCAGGGTTAAGGTTTTATCTGTTGCCCCCTCGAACCATTTACTGAACTGGTTCAGTGCTCCACGATATGCTTTTATGGTTCCTTCTTTATGGTCAGTTTCCCTGAGGTAGTAAACAAATTCATTTATCACAAGCAGCCCCTCCCGGAATAGGATTTACCCTTCAATCATTCTCTGACATTTATTTTAAGGGATAACGGAACGGTGTAATGCGGGTTCCGTGGCTTTATTATAACACAAAATGTCAGAGAATAATAGGTTCTATTCCATTTTTGGAAGAGGCTTTTTGTGATTATTCGGCAGGTGGTCGGTCGTCGCTAACCGGTTTATTCTCTTCTTGGTTGCCTAGTTCCGGCTGCGGCTCATCCTTGCCCTGCCGTTTCTGCTCAATCAATTCTTTGAGAGAGTTGACGCCGTCAGCTGGCTCAGGGGTATGGTTCTTCATGTCAATGTTAAGCTTGTCATTAAACATGCCTAGGTGACGTCCTATCAGTTCCAGGGCTTTCATTTTATCGTTCAGTTTTACCTTAAGCCCGTTCTGTGTCTCAGCTACCTCAGATAGCACGGTACCGTCAACTTCTTCGATAGGTTTTATTACAATGGTGTTACCTTTAAACTCGACGAACTCACCCAGGTCAGCGAAGGCAATCCTGGCCAACTGTTCCAGGACCTTGTCAGCTGATACCTCGGTACGCTTAGAGCGCCGGCCCATGGCTTCCTGAATGGCTTTCTGGACTGAAGTATTATGAAGAAGCTGGTAGCCCTGCTCCATGGCCGTTTTTTCGCTGTACCCAGCCCTGATGGCGGCCTGCGTTGCGTTCAGGTCCACCAGGTATTCCTTGACAAACATTTTTTGTTTCGGAGTTAATTTACCCTTCTTAGCAGCCACCGCCACCACCTCCTATGTAAATCTAAAGCCGCCTCCGTGGGGCGGCCGCATAAAATCATGAATTTTCACTTTCGCTCACTTTAATACTAACATAGAATATTTA